TATCGATACTGGAAGCGTGCGTGTCAACGAAATCTGCGCGTCGCTGGGCTTGCCCGCGTGGAGCGTCGAGGACGGCGGCGAGGAGGTCGCGAAGATTCAGCTACCGCCCGCGCCTCCGGGCTCACCGCTGCCCTTTGAAGCCGCGCCGCCAGTCGAGACGGGCTCGCCATCGATCGAGGCGTCGTCGCCTGCTACAGCGCCTGGAGGTGCGCCCGCGGCGCTCCCTTTCTCGACGTCGCAGGGCTCGGCGCATGGGATGCCAGCGCTGTCGATGACGTCGGCGACTTCGCAGACGTCCTCGCTCTCAGCGACGCCGCGGACCGGGCGCGCGTACAGGCGGTAATCGGACGCCCCTACGTCGTCGCCGCTGAGACTACGCTTGAGGGCGTCGTCGCGTTTACGCCGGTGCGCGAGGCCATCGCGGCGGCAGCGCTTGGTGGCGCGGACGCTGTGGCCGCTGCGGTGGCTGCGTTCAAGGGCGAGCCTGAGCTTGAGCGACTGATTTACGAGGCCAGCGTCAAGAGCGACCTCGCAGGCCAGATGTTCGTGCGCCTCGTGGAGCTCGACCCGCAGGGCGCGCAGCGGCAGCTCGCCGTCGACCTCAGGCCCGCGTTCTTGAAGATGCCATTTTCGGAAGCGGTGGCCTTCTGGCGCGAGCGTGGCGGTGACCCCGCCATCCTCGAGGAAGTGCTGCGCGCGTATCGTCGCCGCGCTGCGCTGGCCACCGACGAGCAGCTCGACGTCATCTCGCGCCGCGCTGTCGACGAGCTGCAACGCACGCTCGAAGAGGGCAACACGTTGCGCGATTTCCGCCGCGCGATGGAAGACCAGACCATCACGCTCGGCATCGCGCCGCAGGACGCCAGCTACCTCGAGAACGTCTATCGCACCAACGTCGCCACGGCCTACGGCGCAGGACGCTGGACGCAGATGAACGACCCTGACGTGCTCGAGGCTCGCCCGTATAGGCAGTGGCTCACGGCGCAGGACAATCGCGTCCGCGCTGAGCACGCGCCCATGAATCGCAAGGTCTGGCGCGCTGACGACAGCAGCTTTGCCAACATCTCGCCGCCCGCTGGTTTTCAGTGCCGTTGCGTCATCACGACGCTATCGGAAGAGGAACTCCGCGACGAGGGCTTGCAGGTCATCACCAGCATCCCAGCGGGATTCGAACTGACACCCGGCTTCGGCGCATCGTCTTTCGTGAGGTCATAATGGCATCAACCGCAACCGCTTTCGACGGCTCACGCAAGCTCGCGCTGCGCGCCACACTCGGTGCGTTCGCTGACGTCGCCGCTGCGCCCGCGATGAAGTCGCCGTTGCTCGGAGACGCGCAGTGCTCGTGGGTCGAGATGGCCTATGAGTCGGAGTGGAACGGGCACCCCGCGGGACCATTTGAGTTCACCCGCGAAGTGTTTGGCGACATCAAGCGTCTCTACGACGCCAGCGAGCAGCCGGTGCCCGTGCTCTGGGGCCACCCGCGTCACGACATGGGCGTGCCGATCGACGCTGCCGGCTGGATTCAAGCGCTCGAGGTGCGTGACGGTAAAGACGGCGCGGAGCTGTGGGGCTACGTCGAGTGGACTGCTGATGCCGCGAAGAGGATCGCCGCGGGCGCGCAGCGCTTCTGTAGCGTCGTCGTGGACTTCGCGCCGATCGACCGCGCCACTGGCGAAGTCGCGGGCCTCGCGGAGCTGTACGAGCTCGGCCTGACGCCGAGCCCATTTCTGCCGGGCATGACGCCCATCACTCTCTCCCGCGTCGGGACTCCGTCGCGGCGATCAACAAGGAGTCTCGCAATGGATCCCACGAAGGTACTGATGGCAATCGCGACGGCGCTCGGCCTCAAGAAAGACGCCACGCCGGAGAAGATGAAGAAGGCGTTTGACGCGCTTGTGGCGCTTGCGGGCGCGATGGCCGAAGAGGCGATGCCCGTTGCGGCGATTACCGAAGAGGTCGTCGACGCTGCGATGGACGAGAAGAAGCTCAAGGAGCTTTCGCGCATCGCGCGCAGCATCCGCGCGCTGTCTGGCATCGCGCTGCAGGACGACGTCGCGATGGTCGAAGAGGCTGTTGCGGAGGGGATGCCCGAGACTGAGGAGCTTGTCGAGGAGGCCAGCGAGGCCGCTGCGACGATGGTGCTCGCGAAGCTTGTTGAGGCGACCGGCATGGACGAGGCGGGCGTGCTTGCGGCAGTCACCGAGAAGCTCGACCAGATCGCGGCGATGCTCGTCGCTGGCCCAGTGAGCGGCATGACGGCCGACGCCAACGCGCAGCTGTCGCGCACGAGCGTCGAGCTGAGCGCGCACAAGGCGCGTGCGGTCGAACTCGCGAGCACCGTGAAGACGCTTCAGGCGCAGGTCGCCGAGCTGTCGCAGGAGCGCGAGCAGCGCGTCGCCCTCGAGCGCACCGCGCGCATCGACGCCTCGTTCTCGCGCCTGCTCGGCGAGGGCCGCGTCACCGAGGCGCAGCGCGCTGCGTTCGTGTCCGCGTCGCATCAGTCGGAGCAACTCGCGCTCGACATCTACTCGGCGCTGCCCGCGACCGCGCAGCCGCCCACTGGCTCGCTCGTCACCGGCCCCAAGGCCCCGACGAACTCGCTGTCGCTGTCGGCGTCGCAGGACCCGATCGCCAAGATCTTCGAGGCTGACGCCAAGGCCGCTGGCCTGCGTGGCGAGGCCGCGAAGAAGCACGTCGCCGTGATGCTGTCGAAGCACGCGGCTCGCAACTCGGGCGCTTGACGCGCGCTGATATCCACGCTCACTCAGGAGATTCACAATGGCTGCACTCACCGCAATGACCGCGCGTCAGACGCGCAACGACTCGCTCGCTTCCTACGCGACCTACACCTGCACGACCGGCACGACCATCTACGAGGGCTCGCTCGTGATGGTGACGCTCGCGACCGGCCTCGCGCTTCCCGGCGCTGACACCGCCTCGTGCGGCTTCGTCGGCATCGCCACCAACACGGTTGTGTCTGCCGCCGCGGGCGCAACCATCAACGTCAAGTTCGGCCACGAGGAGCTGCTCGGCGCGGCTTCGTCGCTTGCCGCCGTCACGGGCGCTGCGTGCGTGATCTCGGACTCTGACCTCGTCACGACGGCTGCCGCCGCGACCAACGACGTCAAGGTCGGCGAGGTCGTGCAGCCCGTCAGCACCACCGCTGCGTGGGTCAAGATCCGCAGCTCGGCGACCGTCTGATCGCGCTCTAAGCGCCAACGATTTACAGGAGATTCCAAATGGCTGATTCATCCCACGTCATCAATCAGACTGCCATTGACGCGGCAGCAACGGTCTTCAGGACCATGGCCGACGAGCTGTTCACGTCCAGCGCGGACGAGGGCCTCGTCAACGCGATCTGCGAGACGATCCCCGCGGACGGTGGCACGACCACGTCCATCATCCTCGAGGATTTCCTCGGCAACTGGCTTGAGTTCAGCGGCGCTCGCCAGACCGGCGTGTCGCGCGCTTACCGCCTCAACGTCGCGCTGACGTCGTGGGCTGTGCAGCTCAAGGTGCGTCGCCGCGATGCGGAGTACGACCGCTCGGGCATCGTCGCCGCGCGCGTCCGCAAGTTCATGAGCGCCGCGCAGTCCTACAAGGACTTCGTGCTGCATCAGGGCTTGTTCCTCAACTCGGGCGATGGCCCTGTCGGCTTCGACGGCGTCAACCTCATTTCGACGTCGCACCCTAACGGCCCCGCGGGCAACCAGTCCAACAAGACCACGTCGGCTCTCTCGCCGCTTACGTTCGACACCGCCTTCGCGGCGATGACGAGCTATCAGCGTGAGAACGGCGAGCCTTTCCGCATCGTCCCGCGATACCTCGTCGTCGGCCCGAAGAATCGGCTTGTCGGCAGCGAGATCACGAAGATGGACATCCGCGGTCGCTCGGTCGCGAACACCGGCCTTGAGGCCGCTGCGTCGGTCGTCGCGTCGGCTGGCGTCAGCAACGCCTACAACGGCCTCGTCGATCTCATCGTCAATCCGCGCCTCGTCGGCACGCAGGACGACTACTGGTATCTGGTTGGCGAGGGCCCCGGCGGCGCGAAGCCCATGTTTTTCGTGGAGGGTGCCGCGCCGCGTGAGCAGCTCGACATCGACCTCTCGTCGCCCACGGTCATGCAGAACGACGCGCTCACCTTCGGCCTCATCGCCGATGGTCAGTACGCCGCGGGAATGTGGCCCTGTATCTACGGCGGCATCCTGTAGCGGCTTAGATGTTACCTCCGTGGTATGCTTCGGCGTACCACGGAGGTAACATCATGCGCGTCGAATACAACGGGCAGTCTCGAAACGGCGGGATCTATCAAATCACAAACACGACCAATGGTCGTGTTTATTTAGGTTCTGCCAAGGTTTTCAAGCAACGATTTGCGCAGCATCAAACCGCTTTATGTTTACGCAGGCACGC